ATAGGAAAATTGATTGCTTTTCTCTCAGCATCAGCCCGCTCACTGATATCATCAGAATAGATTTTTAGAAGCCGTCTTCTTCTTCCCAGAGGCGATTCGACATATCCGTATTTCTTCAAAAATGCTTTAATTTGATCATGATATCTAGCTACAGCTGGATAAACCTTGAAATACTTATCTCTGATTTCCTCAGCTTCCTCTAGAGTATAGGATACATCGTATGTGTCCTTAGCATACTGCATGAACGACTTGGCTGACATACCGTAAATAAATCCGAAATTTATCGCCTTAGCATGATGTCGATCTATCTTTGTAATTTGATCTAAAGGCTTTTTAGAAACAAGGCTGGCTGTTAGAGCATGAATATCTATTCCCTGCATGAAAGCATTAAGCATATTAGTTTCGTTAGCTAACCAAGCCATTATCCTCAGCTCACTCTGACTTAGATCTAAAGAGACCATCTTATAGCCTTCATCAGCAACAAAAATCTCTCGGACATAATCAATATATTCAGATCCACGTTGAGGAATCTGCTGAATTGGCGGATTAGTCATAGCCGTTCTTCCAGTTACAGTTCGATAAAGAAATGTATCAGGATGAACTCTTCCATCAGAATAGATATAGTCCATCATTGGATCTAGGTATGTGCTGATAAGCTTTTTGAGTTTCTTAAACTCGAATAGCTTCTGGACGAATGGAACATCCATAAACATTTTAAGATGCTTTTCAGAAGTGGCTGGGGCTTTGTTTTTGTTAGTGGTAATCACTGGCTTGCGCCTAACCCCAGCCTTATCCAAGAATAGATAATCAGTAATGATATTAGTTCTAGTTAATGACAGATTATCTGAGTATTTGATTTTGATCTTGTCTGGAATTAAATCTAAGGCCTCTTTTTCTATCTCATTAAGCCTCTCCTCAAGCTTTGCTTGGTTTTCCTTAAGCTTCTTGATATCAATCTTACAGCCGTAACTTTTTAAGATCGGCAGTAAATCAGAGACTGGACGTAAGAAATATGCATAGTAAGTAAGGAGCTTCTCATGACTAAGTAACTGCTTCTTGAAAACTTGATACAATTGGCTAGTAACATCTGTATCAACAGCTGAATATACAAGTAAATCATCTTTAGGAAGTGATGAAAGATTAAACCTTTTCCCTTTTGCATACTCCTTTATTCTTTCTGTCCCAAGAAAAGACTGAGCGAGCATTTCTAGTGACATAACGTCAATATTCTCATCAATTAAATGAGCCATTAGAAAAATATCATGAACAACACCATTAACCTTGCATCCAACTTTTTCAAGCCACAATTCATCAACTGGTCTATTAGCTACAACTTTATGAATATTTGGATTCTCAAAGATGGCCTTCAATGATTCTGGAATAGTGTTGTTCTCTACCATGTAAACATATACATAGTCAGATCCATTAGCCATAGAAACACACAGAAGCTTATCGCCATCCCATTCTAGATCAAAAAAGATAATCTTTGATAATCCAAGCAAAGGCTCGATCTCATGATCATAAATCTCTTTATACTTATCAGTATCAAGCTTACTCTGTCTGATATTCCCATTAAGGATCTCAGCAATCTTCATGAAGTCATTTAGAAACAATAGCTCACTAGCATACATCTCATCCCTATTGATGTTAGGATAATTAGCATGGCATTTTCTCAGGATATAGGCTGGATGGAAAGTAGGAAGAACATTATAACCGTTTAAAGAGATAATGTTTCCCCGTGCTTTGGAGATGGAGCCAGCGCTTTTTCCTAAAACTTGTTTTAAGGCTTTATCCCCGAGACACACAATAAGCTTAGGATTAGCCTGCTGAATTCCTCTCAAAACATTTTCATGACAGCATTTAAGAGCATTTCTGATAACAGACTCAGGAGTATTTGGAGGAATTTGACACATTAAGGCATTTGCGATAGATACATCATCTCTCCTCAAACCAATAAGAAATAACATTTTTTCTAAGAGAGCCCCGCTTCTTCCAACGAAAGGCTTTCTTTGTTTAACTTCTTCTTGTGCAGGGGCTTCTCCAATGAATAAAACGCTGGCTCCTTCCCGTATCTCATATCCAACTTTATTAGACGCATTAAGAGGACAATCTTTACAATTGTCCATATTTTTTCTCCATTATTGATATGTCAAATTATGTAGGATTTAATTTCTAAGTAACTGACACACTGAATCGTCATATAACTCTAAACTTAAAATTCTATTATCAACAAATTTAACTCCTTTTCTAATCAAGGCATCATCGACATCATTGCTGTAGCAACATCTAACGTATCTATCTTTTAGAACTCTAATTACCTCTTCAAGGCTGGCTGACTTAATCCAATCTACTAACTGAGCACTATTTCCTATGTTTAAGCCAAACTTACGGAGATGCTCAAAACATTCTTTACACATATAAACTTTAGGAAGAGGTTTCCAAATATGGAGCGGCTTCATTTCTTTGTCGCAAATACAACAGCAGTCAAAGTCTCCGTGAAGCTTAATCTTGTCGTTCATTCTTCTTCTCCCATCTTTCTTTCAGTTTGATGATATCCTTTACCCTAATCACAAATAAATCATCATCATATCTCTTACCGTAAAGATGAACGATCAAGACTGGGATTTTATCCCCAGCATACCTAACAGCTTGTTCAAATAACCTAAAACCAGCAAATCTCTTAAATGATTTACATTCAATAGACATGTCCTCTGTGATAACATCAGCCTTCCCAAGAGTTCCTACACTAACACCACCAAACTTTTTAGCTATTTCCCATTGATGCATCTTTGCTCTCTTTCTATTGTTCTTCAATGTGTCCATGATTCTACCTCCGAGAAACATAGATCAATGACTGGACAATTGATAATCTTTGCATGATTAGGAGTGGGGCATAATCTTTTACTATCCCCACTTTTAACTCCATCGATAAATTTTTTCATCTGTTTTTCAAAATGCCTAGTAAGCTCAACTTCAAAAACTTTGATCGGATGCTGAACATATTCCTTAGCTACATAAACTAGAAACCCTCGCTTAACATCTAATCTGTTTTTCTTAGCTAAATAGAGGTAAGTCCGAAGCTGATGTTCATGCTTTACAATTGGAGCAACTAGAGAATTAAACTGATCCCTGGAAATCGATTTAACTTCAAGAATATATTTGTTCCCTTCATAGTCGATCAGAAGATCCATATGTCCTACAATCAGGAAGTCCTTTACTTTCAATTTAAGAGGCTCAGCCTTGATTTCATAATCTGATAAGGCCTCATGAATAATCTCTTCAATCTTAACTCCAATTGCATAAGTCATTTTTACTGCAGGTGGCAATTCATCAGAAGAATGCATCAGAACATTGTGCCTAGCGGCTAGCAGGAAGCCTCTTGGGCATGATGTATATATAGCTGACACATTGATTATGAAGGGGTCATTTCTTCTCGTAGTTGGTAGCTTTATATTGTCATAGATTAACTTTACTAAATCACTCTCTGTCATCGTCTTGCTCGAATCTGTCTGCATCGATTGATCGATCACGTTTTCTGACATAATTTAGAAACCCCCTTCTTACTTTGTTAACAATATCAAACACCAGCACTAAGTTTCTAATGTGGAAGCTTGTTGGAGTGTAGATATTCGCATATCTTTCTATATCATCCAGGCATGCTCTGATTACAAATAGCAAGCTTTCCACTTTCTTCTTCTTGGTCTTTGTATCCATGTGTTTGCCTTCGCTCAATTCTATGAAAGGAGAAGCATCAACTAGTGCATCTAATATCTCATCTACCGTTAATCTCTTACCTTTTTTGCTCATATTTTAATTCCCCACAAACCTAGGATATGCTTTGTAATTAGAAAAAAGCGACCTGGATATTTGTTAAAGAAGTGCTCGAAGGCAAACCACTGAACTCCGCTAGTCTTTCCTTTTACTTCAAAAAACACCCCATGGTCTGGAAGATAGAAATCTGGAAGATAAATCTTTTTCTTTTCTCTATCAGATAAGAAGAAAGGTTCATATTGGTATTTGATTCCTAAATTTGATAAAAACCTAGCAAAACCAACCTCATACTGACTTCTAAACCATGGAGCTACTCTATCAGCCTTAACAATGTCTTGTTCAATACCATTAAGACTATGCTCTGATTTCTCCAGATACGATTTAAGGCAATTAGCTGAACATAGAGAAGGATAGTATTTGTATAAATTGTATTGCTTGAAATCTATTTTAGAGTTACACATTATGCAATTCACTATCATCACTATCCTCTAATAAGAATGAAAGGTCTTTATTTGACATCTCTATAATCTCATTAGCCAACTTCTCTTTTACCTCTGAACTATTTTGAAGAAAGGTAATTACCTCATCCTGATTTTTGAAAACGTTTTCATTAAGCTTCCACTTATTCCCTTCTCTAATCAGTAGATTAAGTTTTTTCATAAATGAGATATATAAGCTTAGATCATTGCAATCTCCAATCTTGAGATTCTTATATGGAGTTATGCATAATTCAAACTGAGCCGCACGCTTAGGATGACCACCAACTTTATTCTTCTCTACTTGAACTTGGTAGACGGCTATAACAGGTATTGAGTTAACCACCTTATAGTCTTTAATGTAGAATCTAATATCCATAGATACAATGGCATCTTGCATCTTTCCACCAGGCTTCACAATACCAGGTCTTCCATAGCCATCAATTCTATTTCGTATTTGGTTTATCAAAATGACAGTGATCGGCTTCTTACTTCTATTATTCTGAGATACGAGAGGCAGAACACGTCTGAACATACTTGAGATGAGCCTTGCCTGTGGAGCTATATGACTAGAGAAAGCATCATTCTCAGCTTCTTTAGTTGGAACAATAGTAGCTAAGCTATCTATGATGATAAACCCAACCTCGTCAGCATTCTTATGAAGCTCAATAAACAGATCGACTCCCAGCTCACCATAGTCAGGTTGGACAACTATCATTCTTTCCATATCTGATATGAAATGAGAGCTCCATTTTGGATCAAAGGTATTTTCAAAGTCGATATAAACAGCCTTTCTGTTATCCATTTGAAGAAACTGATTAGCAATCTTGAGAGCCATTGTGCTTTTCCCTGTGGATTTATCACCATGAAATTCAATAAATCTTCCAATTGGAATTCCACCGCCAGTTACAATATCAAAAGCCAATATCCCGCTTCTTAGTCGCTCAATCGAAGGAACTTGATGAGCAACAAAATATTGATACTTAGTTAATATCTTATCTAAGCCCATTATCGCCCCGCCAGTTTGTTTATCTCTTCTTTCAACAGCTCTTCCGTTAACTCAGCAATGTATTTAAATGTCTTCCTGATCTCTTTATCACCAGCTTTACATGGATAAGACATCCCAACCTGCACTCTCAAACTCTCATAATTTCCCATATTGAGAGTGCTACCTAGAACAATACTTACTTCTGCTTCTTTCTTAACTTTCGTGGTTTTCTTCTTCTCCTTCATAATGCGCCTCCATGTATAGCCTTTTTATAGCATTAAGAAAATTTTGAACTCCTATATTGATAGCCGATCTCTTTCTTATACCTTCTTGATATTCTGGAACAGTATAATATCTCTCTGCTTTCTTAATTAGCAATATATCCCGATTCATTTCCCAATAATCTTTCCAATACCTTCTTGTTTTCGCCCTCCTTTTAACCAAATTGACCATCTTTCTAAAGTTCTTGATTCTAGTCTTATTCATAATTTATATCCTCCGTAATCGTAGTATAGAAATTCAGCCTCTTTTGATACCAAGCTCTCATGATTGGATCCTTAGTATCAAAGATATCAACTATAATAGGAGTTCTAGCCTTAGCTCTCGTCACTCTTCCAGCTGCTTGCTTAACATCAGTCCTCGGCATTGCTAGAATTAAACAAGATAGGTCTGGGATATCTAATCCTAGTCCAGCAGAGCCATATGTTCCAATTATCAGCGGCTTATCAATCTCCTTTGTATCAGCTGTTAGGATTCCAACAGTATCTCCATTGATTCCCATTCCATTTAGTATCTTCTTCAGAACATCAATATGCTTTAATCTTTCAGTTAGGATTAAGATTCTATGGTTATTATTAAGAGCTTCTTTTGCAATCTTAGCAATCAGAAGATTTCTATCTCTAAGATTAACTAACTTATTGTAGAATTTACCAAGGTTAAGATCACCGTTAAATTTACGACATCCTACCGTGGAAGAATCTAAACCTCTATATTTGACGATGACAACACGAGGGACAGCATCAAGATTAGTATCTGCTGCACATACTTTTCCAATATGATAGATGAAGACTGATTCAGTTCCATCTTTTCTGGTTGGAGTAGCTGATAGGCCAATACAAACTTTGCTGTGAAACTTACCTGCTACAGTATTAAAGTACTGAGTAGATATTGTATGGACTTCATCATAGATTACAATTCCGAACTCTTTCTCTAGAAAATCAAACCTATCTTTACAGATCGTATGCAGCATAGCTACAGTAAATGGATGCTGGTAATCACATTTGTAACCACGGATAACCCCAACGTCATTACAATTAGTAAACTGTTTTATTCTCTCAATCCACTGATTCATTATGACTTCATTTGGGACTATGATTAAGGTCTTAAGATTAAGGTAGCAGGCAAGATAAATTCCGATAATAGTTTTCCCAGTTCCAGTAGCTGCTGAGATAATGCCACCATTCGGATGTGTCTTTTCGATATAGTTTATAAATTTTTCAACTAAAGGTTTCTGATTATCCCTAAGAGTTATCTTATGTTTCACATTCAAACTTTTCCAACCAGCATCTTCTGCTGGCTTATTAACCAAACCTCTGGGAATCCATAGCAAATCCTTCCCACCATCCTTAGTCAATGGAATCTCAAAATTTTCCCTGGAATTAACTACAGTTAGTTTCTCCATAAGATAATTTTTCATTTTAGTTCTCACTAAGGCCATAGCCTCGACTTTTACTACTTCATCCCAGAGGTTCATTGTTCACCTCCTATCTTAGCAAATCAGCAAGTCCTGGATTAACATTGATATCTTGTTCTGAAATTTTTGTATCTGCTCCTAGAGGAAGCGTATAAAGCCCTAGAGCCTTGAGTTCTTCTTCTGTTGGTGGTGCTAAGACCTTTTCATATTCAAACGGAATATGAGCATCAGGAGCAATTTTAGATAGATCAACTGGTTTATCACTAATTACAGTAAAAGAGTTTCCACAATTCACAGTTCTGCTACCACCATACCGCTTAACCCTCACGGAAATACCAACCAAAGATCCAAGCGATTTCTTCAGATCAAAGATCATCTCGATTGCTTCGCCTTTAGCTGGAAATAGAAGCTTTCTATTTCTCACCTCTGTTCCATCCTTGTATTTGATAGTCCGGGTATCTATAACTGTGAAGAATGAGGTTACAAAAGATGGCTTGACTATGTTTTTTAACATCGGATTCTCTCTGGCCTGACACAACGGACATACTTGATAATCCTTTACGCAGGTATAATGCAACCAGGAATTATTGATCGATACTTGATGCTGTCTTACGAAGAACCCAAGATCGTCAACAAAGATGATTACCGCCTCTTCAGATTCCCGAAGCCAAAACCGAGGAACAACCCTGCTCTTCCTAACTTGAGCAAGAGCATCCTCCTTCTTCTTAGCTTCCAACGCTTCCTCGCCAACTAAAAACCAACTAGGTTTAGCCATGACGCTCTCCTTTCTTTTGTTTGATTAACAATGCATATTATACCATTTTAAACTTTTTTTGTCAACATATTTTTTGTATGGAACTAATGGCTTCATTCAGTCTGCCAAACTCAACAATTTCTGCTGGATCTTTTAGATCTGAATAATTTGTGACAGCATAGATGTCGTTAAAGAATTTACACTCATCGATTATTTTTTCTTTGATTTCATTTCCAGCTTTATCATTATCAAAGAAGAGAACTATTGGTTTAATAAGTTTCTTTATTGTCTTTATCTGGTCATCTGATGGAAATCCCTGACACGCCCAAGCTGTTATCCCGTATCGGGACAAAAGTATTGCATCTCTTTCTCCTTCGCAGAGCACAACCTTTCCGTTTAGCTTCCCTACCTTATCCATCCCATACCAAACGCCTAACTTTTTTGTATTAGCTGATCCTTTATGGTAGAAGAAATTTTTCCCTAGAATTGTTCTGCATTTTACAGCTAGAAGTTTCTTGTTCTTATCATATATAGGAAACATAATGGTATTTTCTGATGGATTATATCTTATGTTCCATTTCTCTATATCGCCTTTACTAAGTTTTAAAGTAGGAATCTCATCTGGAACATCAGCTGAGACAATAACATTATCTAGATTTACATAATCAATATCGATATCTGAGATGTCAGGCTGGTAATCTGGACATGGCTCATTAGCCTTAATAAAATGTTCTAGCACCACATCATAATCATAAGTGTAGGTTGCTAACAACTTAGGTAGATCCTTTACCTTCCCTGAGATATCACAACCAAAACAATGGAATACGCTCTTATACCCAAGCTTGATTCCAAATGATGGTTTATTGTCCCTCCCTCTATAATGCCTATACTTCTCAAATGGACATGTTCCCATCACATTCTCTCCAGCCTTTCTTATCTTTCTGCAATTAAGCATTTTCAATACCTGGATTGCAGCTGATTCGTTCATAGAGCCTCCTATTTTGGTTTTAGACGAAAAGTTTTCTTTAAAACGATAAAACATATTACCCATACCTTAAGATGCGCTCCTGGAGCCTAAAAATGGCCTTAAATTCGATTTTTAGATTTTAGCTATATGGTTGGTTGTAAATTCTCTTAAAAGTGTCACGATAGAGCCGAAGGTAAGCATGTATGTCATCACTGTGATACTCCTTATCTCTTATTGTGTTGTAAACTAACTCTAACAAATCTTCTGGCGAATAGAGAGTGATGTCATCTATCTCTCTAAATTTGTAATAAAGCTTAATGATCTGACTCAATCTTGTAACTTTCCTTCTTGGAAGCCCCGGGAGCTTCTTAGGTCTAACCATTGTTCATCCTCCTCTTCTTCTTCGTTTATATCATCATAATAGATGATCTCATCATCTTCTTCTTTCTTGAAAGGCGACTTCTCCACTTCTGAGAAGTCCATATTTTTAAAATCCCAATTGATGAAGAAAGACCCTATCTCTCCGTCACGATTAGCTAGGATCACTATTTCACGCTGGAGAGATTCAATATCTTCCTTTAGGCCAACGACGCCACCAGCAATTTGACCAACTGAATCCCCGTAGGCGATATTTGAAATTGAAATTTTCTTGCTGTTCGTTTGTCTGTTGAACTGATACGAAATTACAACTGGGATGTTAAAGGACATAGCTAGCTCTTTGATCTCGTTTACAACCTCAGCTACAGCTTCCCATCCAGTATCTGATCTGCTTCTCTTTGGTTTTAGTAAGTAAGCTCCATCAATAAAAAGAATATCTGGATTATGTCTGATAACAGCTGAAGCGATAGATGATGTGTCTCTTCTAAGCTTATCCCCAACTAAGATGAAATTATCTATGCCGTAGCATGCTTCCTCATATTTCTTAAGAGCGAAATCATCTAGGTTGAGTTTTAAGGCACTTCTGATATTAAGTTTAGCTCTCTCAGCCACAAATCTGGCTAGGATTCTTGATCGGCTCAATTCAGTGCTAACGAACATAACTTTATACTTCTGATCAATGGCATGATTAGCACTGTAAACTAGAAGCATCGTCTTTCCAGTCTTAGGACGTCCACAAAAGACATAAACTTCTGACTTCTGATAACCATCAAAATAGAAATCTAAAGATGGCCATCCAGTAGGAATTCCTGAGATTCTCCGAGAGATGCTTCTAATTCTGTATTTCAA